TACAAATCTTCACGTAGGACTTACTGTCACTCCATATAAGTTTGAACCAACAATATTCAAACCTATCATAAGAAGTGTATCAATATCTTCTCAACCACCACCGGCAATGGCTATGGCAGCATTTACTGCTGCTCGTGGTAATGCCAAACCGGAACAAGGAAACGTTAGATTGGCAACAAAAACTGAAAGAGATAATACTGCATATGACGAAGAATATGTTGACGCAAAAACAAACATATCTAGATTAAGATTCGATGGAATGCAAAATGGATTTAGTGATAAATGGTCAGAAGAACTTCGAGGATTTCTTGTTAAGATAAAAAGAACATCAAATGCAACTGATGCTCATTGGTTGAATAAAGCAATATACCCTGTTAAGTTTTCAGTAACTATGGATGGTATAAATGGATTTAAATTCGGAGATACACTTTCTACAACGATGATACCTGCATTATATAATACAACATATAACATGGTATTTACAGTATCTAAAGTTATACATAGTATAGAAAATAAAGACTGGACAACTCAATTAGAAACTGTTGCTCGTGTAACAAGCTTGGGAGATGGTGCACCACAAGTTAACTCAGACGGCACTGGTACACAAAATACACCAAGTTATTTATTGGCACCATGGGCAAGACCAGAAAATCAAGGAACATTACCAAGTGCACCAGGTTCTGCCCCTGTTCCAAAACAAACTGCACCTGGATCTGGTCAATTTGTTTTTGGTAAAGGTTTTGTGACAACGAATCCACAACGAGTAAGTGGTGTTGGAACGGGAACAGGAGTTCAAAACGGAACATTTACACCGGGTGATGGTTCTATATTAAAAAAATAAGATGAGGTAAAAATGGCATTTCGTAAAAAAATATACTACCCCGAAAGTCAAATTGAGAAAAATCTTTACACCGCTGGTAAAGAATGGATGTTTTTGGATAACTGGAGGGAATATGTTGGATATTACCACAAATATTCTAACGGAGAAGTTTACTCAGGTAGAGAATGGGATCCAAATAGATCATTCAGATTGGTAGTGTATAAAGATAATCCAGAAGCATACTTCAGATATTTGGATTTGAAAAATTACACAATATACAACGGTCAAAAATATCCAATAATCGGGGCACAACAAACTTGGAAATATGTTGCACCAAGAGCAGTTAAAGTTGTTCCTAATCAAAATGAAATTACAGATGGTGTTATGAATCGGTATTTTGTTTACAAAAGAAATGAACCAAACAAAATAATTTTCGAAGTAGATTCAAGACAATTGGACGACTTTGGTAAAGATAATGCAGGTATAAACCAGTATCTATGGAATTATATAACAGTGCCTTGGAAATTAACAGGACCAGAATTTGATTCATATCAAAACGGTATTTTAAAAACACCCGGTGTTGTTGATACAAACTCAAGAATTATTAGTAGACTTTCGAAAAAATTTCCTATATTAACACGGATATTAAATAATCCAAGAGAACATTCAATATACGATAACTCAAGATCAAAATAATGTTTCATTCAAATCCGTGCATTTGTATTCCATTTTTTTCAAATAACAACTTCCATTCTTCTGAATCGGAAGTAGTTGGTATGTATCTATATTTTGTTGACGGAACAACAAAGATAGTAAACTTTACACATCCAGATGCTATTTTGTCAGAATATAATTTGGATTCAATAAAACTCCATCCAAATTCACTCATTCTAAATAAGAAAGGTATGGTATATCATGGATTTGATGATGGTATTGACTTAAATTCATATCTTCATTATTACATTCATGACCACGTAGATATAGAGGATTTTTACACGAATGTGATGGAGAATTTCTACTCTCGGTATCACACATCAAAGAAATTATCTAAAATAATACCTCTGTCAAAACTTATTGAGTTTGCGGAGAATATTATCCTATTCGTTCTTCCATATTACAAACCAGATAAAATCTCACAGGAATGTATCGACTATTGTCAGGATTTTACAAATACATTCAAGTTCATTGAGTCAAACGAGATTCCATTTGGTAACGAGATGAAGAAACAGAATTATATGTGGTACACTGCAACTTCTCGTCCAAGTAACTCTTGGAACAATTTCAACTTCTCTGCCCTCAATAAAAATGATGGTACACGTAATAAGATTCATTCCCGTTTTGATGGAGGGAAGATAGTTCAGTTTGACTATGATGCTTTTCATATCAAACTACTGGCAAAGATTCTTGATTATAAGTTTACCAAACATCCATACGAAGAAATAAAAGAAGAGTTGGGACTGGATATTCCATATGACGAAGTAAAGTCAAGGGTATTCCAAAACATCTATGGAACAATTACAGACCAATTCTTACAACATCCATTCTTCCAAAGAGTTCAAGCAATGATTGATGAACTATATCAAGAGTATGTTGAAAAGGGATATACGGAGTCATATTTCTATCATAAGAGATTCCGTGAAATAGAAGACCCAACACCAAATAAGGTCTTCAATTACTTCTTACAATCATTAGAGACCGAATACAACGTTCGTAAATTAAAAACCGTTCTACCGATGTTGCAAGAGCAAAGAACGATATTGTGTATGTATCTCTATGATGCCTTTGTATTTGACGTTCCACCTGATGAATTACAATCTATATCACAACTAAAACGAGTTTTTGAAACGGACAATATGACTACTAAATGTTCAATTGGTGATGATTTTGGTAGCATAATGCCATATTTATAGTTATGTCAGTATCATTTATACGGGGTGTTATGAAAGAATTAATAGATAAAATAGTAGAACAGTGGTCGAACAGAATACCATCTGGTATTATTGATTTAAAAAATGAAGAACACAAATATCACCTTATGAGTGTATTAAATGAAATTATAAATGATGATGTCTTGGTTGAGGAAGTTATGAGAAACATTTACGATAATAAATGAGAGAGGATTATTGAGAACACAATTAGTATGTACTTTCGTTCGGAAACATGAAATAGATGATGTCATAGATAAGGTTAAAGATTCATTTTCAGTTTTGAATAACAAAATTTTCTTATTGAAGTCCACGAATATTCAAAACGAACTAATGATTTCATATAACGTATTACTCGATACAAGAAAAGATTTTTTACCTGGCTCTATAATGGTTCATCGTAAAAAAGAAACAAACACGATATATACAATTAATGCACTAAATGAATTAATCATGAATTTGAATAACGGTGTTCTTGATAAACATTATCCTATTGAGTGGGATAATTACAAAAATTCAATGTTACTTAAAAAACCTGACGGGTTAAAAGTATTGAAGATTGAAGTAGTTTCAACGTATTCTATTTAATTTTAGATTTCGGATATTTATAGATATATGAAGTATAATTCTTATCATAAAATAGTTGAAGATACCGACCATCTTTTAAAGATGATGTGGGAAAATTTATCCAAAACCATCCAAGAAGGTGGTGTGGATGTAATATTTTCTTCTATTCAAGAGAAATTGAAGAATATATATTTGAGACCCAATAATATAATTGACGCTGGTAGATATAGTCAATCAAAAATAGATCAAGCACTTTATGATTTGGGATATGAGTTCAGAAAAGAAATGGAAGACAAATTACATTATTTCAATAAAACGAGTAGTGTCAGTTTGTACTTGAATCCTAAAAATAGAAAAATTACATTAACGCCATAAATTTACGAGAAGTATAATGAAAAAATTCAAGAAACAAATAAAAGAAGGTCTTGCCGATAATATATCGAATAGTCTTCTTTACTCTTTTTTTATTGATGCATATCCACTTGTTAAAAAGAAAGGTGGACTTGTTACAATAATGTTTCCAAATGTTGGTCTTAAAAAGATAAGTCGCTGGGTGAGTGAAGTTGAGAATAGTGAGGTTTTTATCCAAAATGAAGATAAGTTCAAACAAATTTTTATGAAGATGGGTGCAAACTCTTCACTCAAAACATTATACCGCGCAGTTAATACTTTAAAGTCAAAAGAAACAAACTCTCAAGACAACGAACAACGTATAAGTGATTTAGAACTTCTTGTAAACAAGATAGGTAGATTTATAAAATCAAGATTATCTCAAGATGAACGTCAATTATTTGAATCTATTTCTTCTATTTTAGATGGAGCAGCAGACAACGCAGCTAAATCAATAGAAGGTTCTGTTGGTGCATCCACGATTACACCGGAAAAACCTAAAGAAGAACCAACTGAAGAGCCAAAGGAAGAACCAACTGAAGAGCCAAAGGAAGAACCAACTGAAGAACCAACTGAAGAGCCAAAGGAAGAGCCAAAGGAAGAACCAAAGGAAGAACCGAAAACAAAAGAAACCCCAGAAAAAGAGGTCGGTGAATCTCCAGAAGGTGAAGATAAATCAGAAGAAAAACCAAAAGAAGAATCTGTTAATCTTGAAGAATATCTAAAGTCTCTTATTCGAGAAATAGTTCAAAGAAAATTAAAATTGAAATAGTTTGTAACTTTTTTCTTATATTGAGGTTATTAATAGACAAACTATTTCATAAGGAGTATAATATGAAGACAACATTACTTTCACTCATTACAGTTCTTGGACTTATGGCAATCGTCGGTTGCTCAAACACAGAAACAGGTCCAACAGAACCAGAGACAATGTACACAACAATGGGATTGAATTCAGATGGTTCTATTTCAGAACAACCAATTGAGCGTCCAAATCCAGATAACGGTAAAAAGGTTGCACCAAGTCCATTTGTTGACTTACTTCGTCTTCTAAATCTTACACCAGAACAAAAGCCACTTGTAGAAAGATTACTTATTCAACATAAAGAATGTACACAATCTTGTATCGAAACACTCAAGACAGCTGAACGTGAAATTCTTATGAACGCAAGATTAGAAGAGAAGAAAATCAAAGACGCAGTAAAGGCCGGTACAATCACAAAAGAAGTCGCAAGACGTGAATTGGCTAAATTGAAACAATCAACTCAAGAAAAACTAAAATCACTTCCAAAAGATAAGGTTCGTGAATGTCTACAAGGGTGTGATACACAATTCCTAAATTCACTCAAAGAAATTCTTACATCTGAACAGAAGATTATACTTGAAAAGTGGATTGCCTCTCGTCAAAAGAGAGGAACCACAGACGATAAGAATCCAAAGGGTCGAGGTTAATTCCTTGACCCTTTTGGGTTTTTTTATTAACACCTATTGACTTTTAACATTTAATTCCGTATATTAGTATTACAAATTAACAATTGACCTGATAACAGTTATCAGTTCACAATTATCATTTAACTTTTAGGAGTACCTATATGGCAATCAATCTTGATGCTATCCGCAACCGTTTGAACAATCTGAAGAATGCGAACAACCGCACTTCAAATATTTGGAAGCCAGAACCTGGCGAACACCAAATCCGAATTGTTCCTTATGTACACAACCGAGAAAATCCTTTCATCGAGTTGTTTTTCCACTACAATCTTGTAAAGAAGTCCGTAGTTTCACCACAGTCATTTGGCCGTCCTGACCCAATCGTTGAGTTTGCAGAGAAGTTGAAGCAAACAGGTTCAAAGGAAGATTGGTTGATGGGTCGTAAGTTGGAACCAAAGATGCGAACATACGTTCCTGTTATTGTTCGTGGTCAAGAAAATGAAGGTGTAAAGTTTTGGGGATTCGGTAAGCAACTTTACCAAGAAATCCTTTCCTTTATTGCAGACCCTGACTATGGTGATATTACAGACCTGAAGGAAGGTCGTGATGTTGTAGTAACTGTAAAGTCGGCAGAAGAAGCCGGTAAGAACTTTGCAGAAACAACAATCCGTATCAAGCCAAAGCAAACACCGGCAACAGACAATCCTGACGTTATTGAAAAGATTAAGGAACAACCTTCAATCACAGAACTTTATCCAGAACCAACATATCAAGAATTGAAGTCATATCTTCAGTCTTGGTTGGGTGAAGCTGAAACACAAAGTGAAGAAGTCCAATATACTAAGCCTGCTGACGCTCCAAAGCAGACAGTAACAAAGTCAGAAGTTGAAGACGCATTTGATGACCTCTTCAATTAATAGGAGTCATCTATGGCAAAAAACAAAATGGAACTCACCGATGAACTCGGTGGTGTGATTGCTGAAACTATCAATAAGCAATTCAAATCTCAAAATCTCAAAACGGCTTACTTCTTGGAAGGTGACGATGATGCACCAACCATCGTGAAGGAATGGGTATCTACTGGGTCAACTATCCTTGACCTTGCCATCTCAAACAGAAAGAATGGTGGATTTCCCGTTGGTCGTGTTTGTGAAATAACAGGGTTGGAACAGAGCGGTAAGTCACTACTTGCCGCTCACACCCTACTCAACACTCAAAAGAAGGGTGGTCTTGCTGTCTACA